TTTTTTTTGTTAGAAGCTCTGCCTAAAAATAAAAGAGGCATGATGACAGGATTTAAAGTATGACGTATTTAGACCTAGTAAACAACGTACTGAGGCGTCTCAGAGAAGACACAGTAACAACCGTTAGTGCTAACACGTACAGTGCTATGGTTGGTGACTTTATTAACGATGCAAAGCAAATTGTAGAGAACGCTTGGGATTGGTCTAATCTCAGGTCTACTCTTACGATTACCACGGCGGCTGACGACTACACGTACTCACTCACAGGTTACCAAGACCAAGGCAAAATTCTGAACATCATCAACGATACGTCTAATCTTGTGATGGAGTACAGACCGCAGACTTGGTTTGACGACAAGTTTTTTGTTAACACCCCTGCTTCTGGTAAGCCAGAGTACTACACGTTTAGTGGCATAGACGGCTCTGGTGACGCACAGATAGATGTGTATCCTAAGCCTGACGGTGTTTACTCACTTAAGGTCAAGAGCGTCATTCGGAACACAGCGTTGAGTTCTGACTCTGACACACTGGCTATTCCTAGTCAGCCTGTGATTCACATGGCGGTAGCTCTGTTGGCTCGTGAACGTGGGGAGACAGGCGGTACGTCAACACCAGAGTACTTTGCTATTGCTGACAAGTACCTGTCTGACGCTATTGCTCTGGACGCCCAGAAGCACCCCGAAGAAACTATTTGGTACACACCGTAGGGAGACGCTAGATGGCCCAGCCACTACAGAGTATTAACCTAGTTGCTCCTGCGTTCAAAGGGATCAACACAGAAGATTCTCCGCTTGCACAGGATACGTCTTTTGCGGAGATCGCAGATAACGCTATCATTGACAGACGAGGACGATTAGCTTCACGTAAGGGTAACGCTGTTGTAACTACAGACAAGACTGTACTAGGTACTGACTACCTCTCTAACATCCACGAGTTCTACGACAACGCTGGTAACGAGGTAATTTTTAGTACTGGTAACAACAAGATTATGACAGGCACAACGACACTGGTTGACGCTACGCCAGCATCGTACACAATTACAGCTAACGATTGGAAGATATTTAACTTTAACGATCACGCTTACTTTTTCCAACGTGGCTACGAGCCTCTTGTGTACAGCAACAGTTTAGGCGCAGTAACCAAGATGTCTAGTGTTGCTGGTGCATCTGTAACAGCCTCTCAGTACTCCAACGAAGCCATCGGTGCATACGGACGAGTGTGGTGTGTAGGTAACGCTACTGATGACAACACAATCTACTGGTCTGACCTTTTGATAGGACACGATTTCTCTGGTGGATCTAGCGGATCTATTGACGTATCTAAGGCGTGGCCTAACGGATTTGACAAGGTTGTAGCTATAGCGGCACACAACGGTTTACTCGTAGTCTTTGGTGAACACAACACGTTGGTCTATGGTGGTGCAGAGAGTCCTGCAACAATGGCTATACAAGACACTATTCCGGGTGTTGGCTGTGTAGACAGAAAGAGTGTACAGAACATAGGAACAGACTTGTTGTTCTTGACGCAGACAGGTCTTAGGAGCTTGGGACGATCTATACAAGAGAAGTCCTTGCCTATTACCGACTTGAGCAGAAACATCAAGCAGGAACTGATTGCTAACACACTGGCTAAAACAGAACCAGTTAGTACGGTGTACAGTCCTGAAAACTACTTTTATCTTCTGTGCTTTCCTGATCTCAACCTCGTGTACTGCTTTGATGTACGAGGCACACTGGAGAACGGTGCGTACAGGGTAACACGATGGCCTAGTGTGGATTTCAAGTGTTTCCACAGGGACAGAAACGGTGACATATACATAGGCACAACAGCGGGTGTAGGAACTTACGACAACTACTTTGACAACGGTAGTGTCTATCGGTTCCGTTACTACAGCCCCGGCTTGAGCTTTGGTGACCCGTCTAAAATTAAGATGTTGAAAAAGATCAGACCTACGATTATTGGTGGAAACAATGCAGACATATTTCTCAAGTGGTCTTACGACTTTTCAACAGCAACCAGCACTAGCACGTTTAGAACCAGCAGTGCTACACCCGGATTCTACGGACAGTCTGAGTACAATGTAGCAGAGTTTTCAGAAGAAGGCACAATCATTAGTCGTTCTTCTATTAACACAACAGGCTACGGCTCAGTAATCAGCGTAGGTCTTGAGACAGACATCAACGGCTACGCTTTGTCCATACAGGAAATGAATGTACTAGCACTGATAGGTAAAACGCTATGATGATGAATTACAATAAAAGTAGAGGTACTTACTAATGGCACTAGGATTTTTAGGTGATATAATTGGGGATGTTGCCTCTTCTCTGTACACAAACCTCCCCGCAAACATACAAAAGCTCTATACAGACGAGATAACTGATATTAAGGCTCCTGATATTGCGTTTAAGGGTTTTACGGTCACTGGTCCTACGGGTAGGATTGAGACTTCAGAAACAGGTGGAACGCAGTACTATTTAGACCCTACTGCCTCTAGTATTCAAAGTGCTCTGGAATCTGCGGCACTCTCTAGGTTTGGTGCTACTCCTGCTGGCGCTGGTCAGCTAGGTGCCGCTGGACAACAGTTGTTGGGCGCTGGTCAACAACAGTTTGGTCAAGTTCCTGCAATGTCTCCTGCAATTTTAGGGGCAAGTCAAAATCTAATGGGTATGGGACAAGCGCAACTAGGTCAAATGCCTTTTGGCCTTTCAGGGCAACAAGCGGCGGCACAACAGGCGTTTGGACTAGGTGGGCAATTCATGGGTCAAGCCGGTATGCCTATGGGTGCTAGAGAACAAGAAGTGTATGACCGTATTAGGGCTACACAGCTTGGTGAAGAAGAGAGACAGAGACTAGCTCTGGAAGAACGACTGTTTTCACAAGGCAGAGGCGGTGTACGTACATCTATGTTTGGTGGAACACCAGAGCAACTTGCGTTAGCTCAAGCACAAGAAGAGGCTCAAAACAGGGCCGCTCTTGCCGCTATATCTCAAGCACAAGCAGAGCAACGTCAACAGGCGGCTCTGGGCGCACAGTTTGCTGGCCTAGGTTCTGGCCTAGCTGGACAGAGACAAGCTCTGGAAGCCGCACAACAAGCACAGGCTCTACAGGCTCTTACAAGCGGCACTGCTTTTGCAGGACAAGAAGAGGCGTTACGATCAGCGCAACAAACTAGGGCGCTACAGGCTCTACAAGGCGGCATGGGATTGATGACCGGTGGTCTTGGGTTAGAGCAAGCACAACAGCAGATTGGCTTAGGTGCGCTTCAGGGAGCTTACATCCCACAGGCGGCTATGTTGTCTGCGTTCTCTCCTGCACTCAGCGTGGCTAGCTTGGCTGACGTTGCACGTAGGCAGGGCGGTCAGTACGCAATGGAAACTGATATTGCGAACCTTGAGGCAGAACTACAGAGACAAGCCGGTTTGTCCAACTTGTACAGTGGTTTGTTCAGCGGAGCTACTGGATTAGTCGGTGGTTTAGGCACTGGTTTGTCTAACATAATGGGCGACACTGGTTTGTTTACTGATATTTACGATTGGGCTAAAGGGTTCTTCACGAAACCATAAGAGGAAACAGAAATGGCTTTTAGAATAAACACAGGATTGCCTCAAGCTGGTTTGTCAGCAGGACAGATGATTGGCTCTGCCTTTGGACAACTAGGCGGCTCTATTGGCGGTATGTTGACTCGTGGTGGACAGGCGATTAAGCAGGGTCGTGAGGCTGAAAAACTTGCTGGTATATATGCTCCTATTGCTCAAGAAGGTGTAACATCTACCCAAATGTTTCAGTCTGCTCAACAACTGATGAGTATAGGTAAAACACAGGAAGCAATGGCAATGCTTGAGCAAGCTAGAACTTTGCAACAAACAGAGCAGAGTAAAGCGGCTTTACGGTCCTTGCAAACTGACGTTGCTACGCAAGCAGAAGAAATGGGTTTGCCAGAATTAGCGTCACAGGTTAGAAAGGCCACTACTATAGAAAGAGTGAACGATATTGCGGATAAACTGACAGAACGAACAATGGAAACTATGCCAGCGCTGGACCAAAAAACAAGAAGGCAAGTACTAATAGGCGTAGGGTATAATCCTAAGTTTGTTGGTCAGCTAGATTTAAAAAATATGTCTAAGCAGGAATTCAACGAATACAAAAATTTAATGAAGGGCGACGTTGAATTGTTTTTAGAAGACGGTAAAACGGTAGCTTACAGGGTTACTGAATCAGGCATGGTTGTTAAAGACGGTGAATTAGTTGATCCTAGTACTTTAAACTTAACAGAAGTTCCTAATCAGCAAATCATAAAGAACGTAACGGCAGGAATGGCTGATGAATTATCTAAGTTAGGTGCAAAACAGTTTGCAGAACTGTACGACCAAGCTAGAAAATCTTCTGAAGGTATTCAAAACATTGACAAACTAATTGGCAACGTAGATACTATGTTTAGTGGTTCCTTGGCTAACGTAAACCTACAAGTTCAAAAGTTTATGAAAGCCGTTGGAATACCGGTAGACGATTTAGCAATAGAACAAACTGGGG